CAATCGTAAAACAATGAACGAAAATCAATTTAAAGGTTTCAATGCCACTTTAGGTGAGCAAATTGAAAAGAATGCGGACAACATCGCAAAATTAGGTCGTGGTGAAATGAAGAACACTTCTTTCATTTTAGACACTAAAGCAGTAGGTAACATGACAGAAGCAGTTAACTTGACTGGAGATATTCCTCGTCAGTATGCTAACCAAGTTTATGGTTTACCTTCTCGTAAAATCCACGTTAGAAGTTTGTTACCAGTAGGTACAATCTCTCAAGGATTATTTACTTTCCCTCAAGAAACTGGTGGTGAAGGTGCTCCTGCTAACCAAACTCAAGGTAGTGCAAAAGCTCAAGTTGATTTTGATATCAGCATGGTTAATGCTCCTGCACAAGTTATTGCTGGTTACGTTAAAATCTCTCGCCAAATGTTAGATGACGTTCCTGCTATGACTTCTTTCTTGCAATCTCGTTTGTTAGAGAAATACTTAGTAGCTGAAGATAGCCAATTATTATTCGGTTCTGGTTCTGGTGTTAACTTGCAAGGTATCACTGGTGTAGCTTCTGCTGCAACTGGTGCTGCAACTGTAGACGTTGAGCAATTAGTACAAGCTATTGCACAAGTTGAAAACAGTAACTACTCTGCAACTGGTATCTTAATCAATCCTTTAGATTGGGCTGCTATCGTAAACACTAAGAACACTAACTCTGCGTACTCTTTACCAGGTTCTACAGTGGTTACAACTGATGGTCAATTATCTATCGCTGGTATTCCTATCTTCAAGTCTACAGCAATGACTGTTGACAAGTTCTTAGTAGGAGACTGGTCAATGGGTGCTCAAATCATGCAACGTAATGGTATCTCTGTTCAATTCTTTGACCAAGATGGTAACAACGCTGTTGAGAACATGATTACAGTTCGTGTTGAGGCAAGAATCGCATTCCCTATCTACTACGCTGGTGCGTTTGTATATGGTGATTTCGGTAACGTAGCTTAATCTTAGATTAACTCAAATATAAAGGGGTGGCCAAAAGCTGCCCCTTTTTTATGTCTACTATATTTTAGTTATTTTTGTAAAAATAATGGTATATGCAGATTATAAGGGATGTCACAACCACAATAGAGCCAGTTTCAGAACCAATAACATTGTCTGAAGCTAAGAACTATCTAAAGGTTGACTTTGATGATGATAACGACTTAATTACCTCTTTGATAACTTCTGCAAGAGTTAGATTAGAGAAATATGCTGGTGTGGCTATGACAGCTCGTACTTTACAAGTTGTGGCTTATGTGGATGAGTTCATTGAACTTCCATACGCACCAATCAATACGATTTCTAAGGTAGAATACTGGGATAACGAAGAATGGGTAGAGATTACTGTACCTCAATACAACGTATTAGGAACCACCTATAAAAAGCTATATATGACTGCTTTTAGCCACATGGAGTTTAGGTTTACTTATACTTGTGGTTACGCTACGACTCCTCCAGTTATGAAAACAGCTTTGTATAAGATACTTGCTGATTTATACGATTACAGAGAATCTTCTGTAGAGGATAGCAAACCAAATGCTAACATAGCATCTGCATACGAACTAATGAAGCCTTATAAACGAGTAAGCATAATATTATAATGATAAGTAGACTTAAAAATAGGATTACTTTCCAATCTAAGGTTTCAGAATCTGACGGTGCTGGTGGCTATGTCCTAACGGATGTAGACTACTATACTTGTTGGGCTGAGATATTTAGGGAGAATCAAAACAAGACAAACGTAGCTGGTAAGGATTCTATATCAGATAACATTGTTTTTAGGATAAGGGATGCCAATAGTATCTCTATTTCTAATGACCTTACTATTGCTTTTGAAGGTAATATCTACTTGATTAGCAGCGTTATAGATGAATTTGATGGTCACAACTTTTTGAGAATCACTTGTTCTACCTTAAAGAGAGTTGGTACTTGGGATAGTATTACTGCTTTCTGGGAGAATATCAGTACAACCTGGGAACTTACTTAATGTCATTTACTATAAATAAAACAGCAAGTGTTACTAACCTATCAAAAAGGTTAAAAGAGGCACCTCATTTGATTACTCAGCAAGTGCAAAAGATAATCAATGAATCTGTAATAACAATAGAAAATAACGCAAGAACAAGGGCACCACAAGGTAAAACTGGTTTATTAAAGGCTTCTATTTATAGTACTCCTTACAATATGAATGCAGGAGCAAGAGTTGGCTCTGGAGGTCGTATGGGTAGACAATCTAATTACTCTCCTTTTGTTGAGTTTGGTACTGGTAATGATTTTCAAATTCCAGTGTATAGAAACCTTAATATGAATCAACTTGAAGGCTATGCATTAAGTTTTAAACGGAGTAATGGAAATTTAGTAAATTTGCCCCATAGACCATTCTTATTCTTGTCGGCTTCAGAAGAACTATATAAAATGGTTAATAAAATAAAAAAAATTAAAATATAATGGCTACTCTTCAAGGTAAAGCGGTAAAAAATACATATAGACAAGTACTACAGATTGGTGCTAATAATGTTGGAGTAAGTGGTACTTTACAGCCAGTTCAAGATGGTGGTGGTATCAATACCTCTCTTTCTCTTTCAACTACTGCAGCTACAATTACTGGTACGCTAACTATAAATGGTGATTTAATCATTACTGGAGGTGGCATTCAGATACAAGATTTAATTGATGATACAGTAGCAAGTTTGATTCAAAATGGTACTGGTATCACTTGGGCTTATAACGATACTTTAAGAACTTTAACTCCGACTATTACTATTGCAACTGCAGATGGCGGTGTTCAAGGAGACTTTATGCAACTTAACACTGGAGCTAATGAAGCTAATGCAGTAGGTAAGATTTATTGGAACTCAAGTGAAGGTGGTGCTGATTTAGGATTATTGGGTGGACAAGTTATCTTACCAATAGGTCAAAAACAAGTTGCAAGAGTACTTAATAATTCTGGTAGTATCTTAAACAAATCTGCTTACCAAGTAGTTAAGATTACTGCTGCTCAAGGTCAAAGATTAGCTGTTGGTTTAGCACAAGCTAATAATGATGCAAATTCAGCAGATACTTTAGGTTTAGTAGCTGAAAACATTGCTAACAACCAAGAAGGTTTTGTTACTTCAAGCGGTTTAATAACTAATGTTGATACAACTGGTGATTTACAATTAGAAGATTGGAATGATGGTGATGTTTTATACCTTTCTCCAACTACGCCAGGTGCAATTACCAAGGTTAAGCCAGTAGCTCCTCAACATACAGTAATTGTAGGTTTTGTAGTTTATGCTCATAAGAACAATGGTAAAATCTATGTGAAGGTTGACAATGGCTACGAATTAGATGAACTACACAATGTAAGAATTACATCTATAGCTAATAACAATGTTTTAAGATATAATTCATCTTTAGCTGTATGGGAAAATGTTGCACCTATAACAACTTGGATTACAGAAGGAACTAATTTATACTATACTCAAGGAAGGTTTGATTCAGCTTTCGCTGCTAAGAGCACAACGAACTTGGCAGAAGGAACGAATCTTTATTGGACAACAGCAAGAGGTAATGTTAATTTTGCCACTAATCTTGCTGCAAGTACTACAACTAATTTGGCTGAGGGAACTAACTTGTACTTTACAAATCAAAGATTTGATTCAAGATTTGGTACAAAGACTACTACTGATTTAACAGAGGGTACAAACCTTTATTATACTCAAGCAAGATTTAATACTGCTTTTGATGCTAAGACTACTACAGACTTAGACGAAGGCACTAACTTATATTACACAGATGCTCGTGCAAGACTTGCATTAGCTTCATCTGCGACTGGTTTGACTTATGCTAACAATAGTGGTGTATTCAGCTTAACTGCTGGTTATGCGATTCCTACTACGGTTAAATTAGGCCAATACGATATAGCTTACAATCGTTCTATCGTATCTGCTGCAGTAACTGGTACATCAACAAAGACTTTAAGCCTAACTCAAC